GGCGGCGTGTAATAGACTGTGACCCGCACGTGGTCAACGAATCGAGAATAGCCTGTCGTTCCTGCGGGCTGAAGCAGAACGCCGAACGTGGAGGCGTTTATCTGCGAGGCCGACCACGTCGTTCCCCACAGGTCGGAAGATGTTCCCCAAGTTTTATACCCCGACTCGGGAGTCGTCGTGGTCATATCTGTCTGTGAACCCGTGTTCCCGGCCTTCGTGGAGCCGTCCTTCGTGGGAGAGGGCGAGAGGCCGCGCCGTGCGGCTTGAGTGCCTGAGCCGTAGCCCTCGACTTCGACCACGATGCCCAAGATGGTCGCCCCGGTCGGGATGTTAAATCCGAAGCCCGTCGCCGCCATTATCGCGGACGTCGAGGACGAATCGGCACGATTATTGTCGGACGCGTAGACGTTAGTGACGCTGTTCCACGTAGCGACTATCTGTGCCGCCGCCGAAGGGCTGTTCGGGCCTTGAGACGCCATCTTTCACGTCGTTAGGAGAGCGTGATGTCGAGTGTCAGTTCCCAGACCTGTCCCGAAGACTTCGTCCCCTGATTGCTCGTCTTGCGATTCAGATTCTTGTTCGCGCTGTTCCCGTTCCGCACGGAGAACTCCTGCCACGACTGATTCCCTTCGGCGCTCAGGAACTCGGACTTCCACGTGGCCTTCTGGCTCGTGCCGTAGGTCGGGAACGAAGCCATCATTCCCTTCCAGACGCCCGCCGCGAGCAGGTCTGTATCGGTCGCGGCCTCGCCCGTGGACGACGTGCCTGTGCCGAGTTGCGCGTTCGTGTTGTCCCAGAGCGTGCCGCTTGAAGAACACGCCTTCTCCCAGAGGGCATTGATGCCTTCGTTCAGGAGGACGTTCCCGTGGAAGATGCTGAACTGCGGCATCCCCAAGAACATCTCCTTCGCGAGGCCGGGAACGTAGATGCGGCCCGCTTCCCTGTCCTCGTCGGAGTTCCAGCGCTGGATTGTCCATTGCTTCTTGATGAGGCCGACCTCGTTGACGCGCAGACCCTTCCGCATTGCGTCATACGCCCTGCCGACCTCGCCGATGAAGTCCCGCCATTGCTTGAGGCTCATCTTACTTGCCCTCCTTCAACTTCGCCACGCGCTCGTCGGCTTCCTGTTCGGTCAGGCCGAGAGAGACGAGTTGCTTCTTGATGTCGTCCTCGTGCGCCTCGTGATACGCGCCCTGTGCGGCGTCGTAGACTGAGACGACCTTGTTCTCCGGTGCGCCCTTAATAGCCATCGTGACCTCCTATTGACGTGCTGTTATTTAATCCTACGCGCTCGGGGAGCGCGGGTCTCTGTCTTTTCTGGGGCCGTAACGGGCGGAGTGGATACATCCGGCTCCGCCTGTTCCGGCGCTTCTTCAATCCAGCCACGGTCTAAATACGTGGCGAAAAGTTCGAGAGAGAGATTGACCGTCTCTCCCTCGGGCGCTCGTTGAACGTGAATCCCGTCGAGAGCAAACGAAATGCCCTCGGGCCTGCGGACAATGCCGCGCCGCGTTTTGAGATTCTTGATATTCATTAAGAACTCCTTCTGCGTCTTGGCTCTCTTGGCCTCGTATCTGCGGTCAATCTCGACAGGACTCACGGCCCACCTACTCAGACGATGGCGACGGGCCTGATGTCGGGGTTCGACAAGAGAATGACGGCCCCGAGAGGCGTGCCGTTCGTATGAGTCCCCGTCTGCGTGAGCAGAACGCGGAGCCATCTCCTGTTCCCCTTGTAGCCGATGCGGATGACCCTCTGGTCTTCGGCGGGCGCGTCGATGAGCAATCCCTGATTCGGGCCGATGACCAGTCCGGCGGCGACATCGGCATAGGTTCCTGCCGTGTCGACGTCATTGTCTTGGAGTTTCAGCGTCCAGTAGAGGGAGCCGGAGAGCGTGTCGCCGCTGTCACCGATGTGAACGACGGCCTCCACCGCTTCGAATCCCTTCCGGTCGACGCCGAGCCCCGTCCCCTCCGCCGTGTTGTTGGCGACGAGGGGAACGATGGTCTGTTTGATTTCGATGTCGTGAATCGTTTCTCTCATAGTGTTATCTCCCTCGCCTATCTTAGGACTGGATGGCGAGAATCTTGATTGCCTCGGACAGCGTAACTCTGCCCGTGACGCGACGGTTCACGATGAACCCGATTTGCCCGGCCTCGGCATAGAGTTCCACGAGGCGCTGAAGTTCCATCGCCTGTCTGTCGACGATGGTATAGCCTCGCTGGAAGTCTCCGAATGCCATCGCATACGCGCCGCCCGCGATGTCGGGCATATCCGGCGTGCTGGCGATGGGCCTGCCGAGCAGGGTCGACGGCTGACCCGTAGCGAGAGAAGGCATCCAGAGATAGAAATTGTTCGTGTCCTTCAGGAGCATACACGCCTTCTCGGTCAGTCTGTTCATCAGCCATACGCCGTTCTGCGCGTAGACTGCGGGGAGAGAGTAATGGAGCGCGAAGATGTCGGCAACTCCGAGGACTCCCGACCCGCCCGCGCCCGCGACCTTCGCGGTGATGAGCGCGGCGTTCGAGAGAATCCCCTCCGGCTTTCCGATGCCGTCCCCGGTGATGAATCCCGTGCCTTCGAGTTTCCCTTGCTGTTCCGACGCGTCGAGACGGATTTCTTCTTCCAGATTGAAGGCGCTGTCGTCCAGCGACTTCTTCGACGCCTTATAGAGGGAATACATTTCCTGCGGTTCGAGTTTCTCCATTCCGAAGGCGATGCCCGTGGTCTCGGTCTTGGCCTCGTTCTCATACGTCCACTTCGCCGTGGACGCTCCCGTCTTCTTCGGGATTTCGATGAACGAAGCCGTTGTCGTCCTCACCCGTGCGTAGGAGCGCATCGGCGAGTAGAGAATGATGCCCTTGATAATCTCGCGCACGTATTCGCCGGGCGCGAGGTATCCGCCGAGGGTCTGGTCTCCGATTTGGAGAACCTTCACCTCGTCGGCGTTGAGGTTCTGCGGGCCTCTCCGGTTCATCTTCTCGAACGCCTTCATCTCGACGCTCGGGCCGTTTTCCTTGACGACGACCTGCGCCGGAACGGGCGGACGATTGAGTTTCGTCTGGATGTCGTCGATGTCCTTGCCGACCTTGCCCTTATACTCGTCGAAGTCGGCTCTGGTCAGCCGCCCCTTCTCGAAGTCCTCGAACTTCAGCCGGAGTTCACCGACGAGACCCGTGAGTGTTTTGATTTCTTGTTCCAAGTCTCGGTCTCCTTAAAGTGAATTTGAGATTCGTTCGCCGAGCGCTTTCAACTCGGACGCGAGGGCCGCGAGCGCCTTGTCTGTCGGCTCCGGCTCGGGTGGAGTGGTCTTCTCCGGCTCCATCTTTGCCAAGAGTGATTGTAACGCTACGATGGCCTCCTCTATTCGTCCTGCCGCTTTATCAGAGGCAGGTTCGAACGCGATGTATTTGATGTCCTGCTCCTTGAGCCACGCCTTCGCCTCGTCTACTGACCAGTCCTTCGCAGAAAAGCGTAACGCCTGCGGATGCGTCCACTCTCCGCTCTCGTCAGCGACGGACTTCAGTTTCGCCCAGATGACGCTCGCTGTCAAGGGGACGTTGACCGTGCCGTATATCAGCCCGCTCTGCGTGCGCTTGAACGAGTCCAGAGTGAACTCGTCGGGGTCGCGCAGGCGCACAGAGTGTTCGTTCGGGTAAGGCTTTGCCTCGGCGGGAATGGCGAGCAGGCCGTCAACGAACGGAGCGACCTCGTCCACGCTCTTGACGCCCGTGACCGAGGCGAGCGTGTTCATCGGGAACACGCACAGCGATATTTCCCAGAGACGAACTTCCTTCAGGCGACGGACGCTCTTTTCCCATTGCTCTTTGAGCGTTTCGTAGCCGATGCTCATACCCTTGATGGCTCCGAGTTTCATCAGCGAGTGCTTCTCGCGTGCGGCCTGAACATTCATATCCATCGTTCCCTGAACGAACAGGCCGTAGTCGTCTTCCTTGCCACCGATGACGCCGATGGGCGTATCGCTGAAGTGCGACCATAGCAAGGGGAGCGAGTCCTGCTCGGTGAGGGTCTTCGTGAACGCGCCGCGCTCCACGATGTCCCCTCCCCGGTCGACGTTGCCGAACACGGACGCGTATCCCGTGAACTCACCCGTGTCCTTGACGCTCTTGACCTCGAAACGAAAGTCCTTTCTAGGCATATCGTCCTCCTACTTTAGCACTTCGGGATACAACGCGCAGAGGCAGTTGATGACGTTGCCGGGGGAGGCGCTCGTCGGGTCGCCGGGATACATCATCGTCTCGCCGTCGACAACGAACGGGTCATCAAGGGGAATCGGGTTCGCCTCGTAGTCGTTGCTCGCCTTCTTATGCGCTTCCCTGCTCGTCTCCACGAAGGCGCAGAGCCATCCCTTGCCGTCCACGAACTCGGCCTCTTTGTAGCCTTCCAACTCTCCCCAGTTCTCGACCTTCGCCGTCTCTGTGCGCGAGATGCGCCGGGCCTTCCACGCGATGCCCTCGTCGATGCGCTCAGCAATGAACTCCGCCGTTGCCGTGACCGTCCAGTTCTCTGTCTCGGCCTGCTCCAGACTGTCCATCACTTCGCTCATCGTCGTGTCGGCTATCTTCGTGCCGCTATAAAGAATCATCTTCTTGAGTTTCGCGTCGTTCTTGCGCGTGAAGTTTATCACCTGACCGGGGTTCGCCTTCATACTTATTTCAGGCAGTTCGCCCTTCGTGGCGGCGAGTCCCATCTCCATCGCGCGCTCGCCTGCCTCGCGATAGAACGCGTAGGACTTGTCGAGCCATCTCTGCGCCTCGTCTTTAGGGCTGAACGTGATGCCGCCGCGTGCGTTCACGCTCGGCAGATTGCGAATATTCTTAACGATGCGTGCGCCCTGCTCGCGCAGGAACTTCTCTGCGATGGGCGTGAGACTGCGCTCACGAGCCTTGACGCGCAGTTCAAAGTGAGCCACTTTCGCTCCCTTGCGAACGGCGTCTGCCCAGAGTATCCCCTTGCCCTTCTTCGGAGGGATGGGAGGTTTCTTGCCTCCGCCGTCTTCCTCGGCCTGCCCTTCCGCCTGCGAGCCGTCTTCCTCGGCAGGCTCTTTGCCCTGCGCGAGCGCCTGTGCGCTTGCCGCATCAGAGTCGGCCTGCGCCTGCGCTTCGGCGTCGAGTTCTTCCTGAGTCGGCTCGGTCGGCGGGAGTCCGCCCTCGAATGGGACGAGGCCGACGGGGACCATTATCGCGTCTCCGCCGTCCACTTCATCGTATCCGCATTGAACGCGCTTCTCGTTCAGGGAGAGCCAGTAAGCCGAGGCGAGCCTCGTGTAGATTTGAGAACGGTCTTCCTGAAGCGCGTCGATGCTGTCCTTGTCGTAGGCCAGATACATTCCCTCGCCGAACAAGGGACACAGGAACGCGCTCATTTCGCTGAGATACCAGTCTAGCCACGGCAGGACGGTCTCCAGATAGAGCGCCTTGCGCGCCTCCTGATAGTTACTGTATGTCTTGTTCGCGCTGTCGCCGATGAGTTCCGGCGCTACTTTGAACACAGAACATATCTTGCGCGTGTTGACTTCGTCTGCCTTGAGCCAGTCCATATCCTTCGGGGAGAGGCCGAATTGCTTCCAGTCCGTTCCGCCTTCAAGCAAGAGCCAGTTCGAGTCGCCCTCGAGACCGTTTATCTGTGCGCGCACTTGCCGCCGCAGGCGCTTGAACTGCTCGTCGGAGAGCATCCCGTCGACCTTGAGCGCGCCGCGTGGCGTGGCGTCGTTCACGAGCAGGCGCGAGTTCCAGTCCTGAGCGAAGTTCTGAATGTCTATGCCCTTCGACGCTACTTCCAACGGCGACAGGCCATACCAGTCGTTCGTCGGGTGGAACCTTTTTAGGTGACGAATCTTATTCGCCTCCAGCGTCGTGACAGCGCCGTTCACGGTGTATTCATACCCGCCTATTAGTTCGGCGACGGTTCCCGGCACGACCTTTATTCGGTCGGGACGGAGCGTGTAGAGTTCTCTCGGCGGCCCGTTGTTAGGGCCGACGCGTTCGACGAAGGAATTGCCTGCGAGCAGTTCATATAGGCAGGCGGTCTCTGTGAATCTGGCTCCTCCCACTAGAGGGTTCGGTTGCTCCAGAATGTCCAGAATGGGATGCTGTTCAATCTCCTCGTCCTCACCCTGCGCGTTGCCCTGATACAGTTCAATCGGGACTTGTCCGGCGGAGTTCGCAATGAGGTTCGCGCAGGCATAGACCGTCACGCAGTTCTGGTAGCCTGCCTCTGCCAGACGAGCGTAGTCCTTCGGCGTGTATATCGGCGCTTTCCCGCCCGTAGCCAAGAGAGCGCGATAGGTCTCGCTCTGCTTCCGAGATAGAATCCGTGTCGCAATGCGGTCGAGTATGTTCATCATAGACTCCTGATGCGCGGCCCGATGCCGGGCGCGGCGAACGCGTAGATGACGCTCTCGGCTCGGTCAGGCGAGCGAACGCCCTGCCGCTTCATCTCGTCCTTCGGGGTGATTTCTATTTGCCCTGACGAACGCACTTTATACGAACACGACGCTAACTGACTGGCGAGTTCCAAGTCGTTCGGCAGAGCCACTTCGCAGGCGAGCAAGCGCTCACGGAACCCCCAGTAGATTTCCGCCTTGCGATTCGCAAAGCGCTCGGGGTCGTTCGCCCTGCCGCCGCCGTGTATCTCGCTAACTTCCTTGCCGAGTTCCCTGAGCCTGTCGACAACGCCCGCGCCTAATCCATCCGCGTCGACCTTGACATCGCTCGGCTTATGCTCCTTGATGGCGAGTGCGACTTGGCCTGTCGTTGTCATCAGGTCTGCGCCTCGGCACGTCCAGAGCATCTCGACGCCGTCGCCCTTACGCAGGGTGATGCTACTCTCGTCGTCGCCGAAGCGAGCGACATCAACGCCGAGTTCGACAGGCTTATGGCGCGTCGGGGATTGCTTCATTGCTAACTGGACGGCCCCGAACGGGAACACGCTATTCAGTCCCTCGAACGCTGACCAGTCGCCCTCGATAAGGCGCTTCTGCCAGTCCTCGGGGAACACTTCGCGCAGGCGCTCAACGTATCCCGGCGCGAGACAGGGATTGTCCTTCGGCAAGGCAGGGACGAACAGGTGATTCGGAAGTTTCTGGTCGATGAATCTGCGCTTGAGCCATCCCGGGTCGGGATTGCTTGCGAGCAGGCCGAAGTAGCGAATCCCCGGCAGGCGGATACGCAGGCGGCTCGCGAGCATCAGGAAGAACGCCTCGCTCGTCTCGCTCGCCTCGTCAATAGCAAAGAACCCTAGTTCCATACTCTTGAGCCTGTCTATCTGCTTCAGGTCGTCGCCCAGTCCGCCATAGAATATCGTTGACCCGTTCTTGAGCGTGTAGAACTTGCGACTCTGATTATGCCGCGCCACTTGTCCCGAGCGCAGGAGCAGGTCTTCTAGAACAATTCCCGTCGTGCGCTGGAACGACGCATAGGTGTCTCGGCAGACGTAGCCTCGATTGCCGGGATAGTCAATCGAGAGAGCCGTGCTTTCAGCGCAGAGCGCGAACGTCTTGCCGCCGCCCATCGCTCCCCCGAATAGTTTATACATCTCGGGAGCGGCGTGGAACACGGCCTGCCGCGCCGTCGCCTCGTAGACGAGCCCTTCCATTACCCTTCGCTCCCGCGCTCATCAGACGAACAGAATGAGCCGCGAACTCCCGGCCTTACGGAGGAGCCGGGCGTGCGAACTTTCAGAAGAACCGGGTCTTCGGAGAAGTTCTGCCGTCTTCGAACAGAATCCCCAGAACTCGTCAGAATAGAGCGCGAGTTCTGCGTCTTCGGACGAGTTCTCCCTGCTTCGGCAGAATCCCTGCGAATCCCCAGAACATCGCCCGTCTTCGGAGAAGTTCTGTCTCTTCGCACGCGAATAGGCAGAACTTGCCCGTCTTCGACCGGGATGATGAGCGGCACAGGCGGGTAGGGCAGGCGCAGGCGGAAGGGCGTGTCCCCCGGCAGGCACAGGCAGAGCCATAGGAGCAGGGCGGCGGTCACGCCTGTTCCTCCTCAAAATGGCCTACTTTCGGCCCTGTGCGAGGCGAACGGCCCCTAGCCTGCCACTTCATCCGCCCTCCTCCTCATCCGGCCCGCCCTGCTCGTTTCCCGGCCCCTCTCCCCCATCAGGGCGCGGCATCAGGAACACGACCTGCCCGCTGACCTTCGCCGCCACTTCCCCGGCGTGGTCGATGTCGTGCCTGTCGCGCCATCTGTCCCTCTGCCTGTTCTTGAGCCAGAAGATACACGCCGTCACATCGCCGTTCAGGGCGCGCTTGTAGAGCGCCTGAGTGACTAGGCCATCGGCCTTAGTCTTGCCTCGTTTTAGGACGTCCAGAAACTCGGGGTGGATGCCCTTGTAGACGGCGAGCGTTGCCCGGCTTATGCCTATGAAGTCGGCTATCTCATCTTCGGTCAGGCCATAGCCTGCGAGCGTCTCGACCTTCTCGAGGTCTATGCTCGGATACTTGCTCGGTCGGCCTGTCTTCACGTGTTCTCCAGAACGAACAGGATGGCGCAGGCGGCGGCGATGGCTAGGAACAAGAGCGCCCAGAGTCCGAGAGCCGTGCGGCGTGTCATTACTTTATTTTCCAGATAGTCTTCTCGTGCTTATGCGCGACAGGATTATAGACATAGCGCACGTCGCCGTCCAGAACTCTCTTGGGCATCAGCACGCCCTGAAAGTATTTCAGCGGCCCGCGTGCGCTTCTCAGGTCGTTCCACGTGACGCGCAGTTTATCCTTCCACGTGTAGTGACGCATCATCACGCTCTTGATACCCGTGTTCATACACATAGACTGGATAGGGACTTTACCTGCCCATTCTGGTATCCCGTCTGCGGCGCTCCATTCCCTGAGCGTGTCGCCTGCGTCATAAGCCTTCTTGGCCTCAACGACGACGTTCGTGGCGTTCTCGCGTTGCCAGTTCCCGAACACGGGGTCGTCGGGAGCGATTCCACAGCAACATCCGTAGTCGTTCAGTTCCTTCCACGTCGGGTCGCTGACGCCGAATGCCATCCCGTTCTTCTTCGTGCGCTCGTGACAGGCCAGAAAGAGTTCTTCCGTCCACGCCTTACTCGGCCTGATACACGCGCCGTAGCGCGGCGTTATCTCCCGGTAAATCTTCTGGAGGGGAAAACCCGTGAGCGACTCCAGTTCGTGCCAGTGAAACATATCGTGAGGCTCTAACTTGCCCGGCACGAACAGCACTTCCATCGAGACAGCGCGTGCGCCTGCGTCGGCGGCCTTGTCAATCAGGTCTCTCCAGACGTGCTTCTTTCGGGCCGTGGAGTCGGAGATGCCGGGAATGGCGGGCCTGAAGCGCAGACTCGTGCTGACTCCCCGGTCAGAGAGCGCTTTCATCGTGGCGAAGCGCTCCTTGCTCGACGGCGCGTATCTGTCCACTTTGGCGAGCAGTTCGTCATCGGTCGTTATCAGGCTGAACGCTACCCAGACCAAATCAGGCTTACTCCACGCATCCAGATAGTCAGGGAGCATAAGCAATTTCCCCTTCGTCGAGACGCGTATCGGCTGATGGTATTTTTCTAGGAGCGCAGGCAGTCCGAGCGCCCATCCCTGATTACGCTCAATATTGTCGAACGGGTCTGTGAGCGCGCCCATCTGGAGGGGACACGGTTGCTTCTGGTCGCGCTTGAGCGCCTTCCAGAACGCCTTGACCTTCTCGTCCTTGCTATCACCTATTAGCACGTGTTCTAGGCGATTGAGCCGCGTCTGCCCTACTTCAGTATGCCCGTGACCGCCCAGAAAATTAGAGAAGCAATACAGACACTTGAACGAGCAGACCGAGTGACTATCCAGAGCCACGGGCAGGGCGCAGTCGAACCCGTCGGCGGTCAGCCTGATGCCGTCATAGGGACGGAGCGGCTTACGCACGGGCGCGCAATGAGTCTTGTCGGCACACGTGTTACAGTCCTTACATACGCCGCCCGCCTTCTGGTATCGCAGAGAGGCGACAGGCTTACTTGCCATTCTTCATAGCCTTGAGCAGGAGAGCGGGGTCGCAGTCGCGAGAGCCGTCTGCCGTGTAGAATTTCTTGGCCTTATCGAACGCGTCTCTGTCCTCGAACCTGAATATCAGCACGAGATACTGGTCAAGTCCGCCGGGGTTCTCGCGCTTGAACTTCTCCTCGATGGCCTTCAGTTCGTCAATGCTCTTGTCGATGTCCGGCTTTACCCACGTGACCAGTCCCTCTATCTCGTCCAGATTGAACCCGGTCACTTCAACGTCGAACGCGCCGTCGTCTAGTTCTGCGAGGGCGTCTTTGAGCAGGGGAAAGTTCCAGTCGCTCATCTCGGCGAGCCTGTTACTGGCGATGTTATAGGCGAGCGCCTCTTTCTCGCTCTTGAACGGGAAGATTATCGTGGGAATGTTCTTGAGTCCCGCGGCCCGCGCCTCTGTGACGCGCTGATGGCCTGCCACTATCTCAAGCGAGCCGTCCTTCTTGCGCCACGCGATGACGGGTTCCACGAACCCGAAACGCTCGATGGACTTTTTTAACCTGCCTGCGGCCTTCTCTGTGAGTATGCGCGGGTTCGCCGGGTTCGGGGTCAGGTCGTTTATGCCGACCGTCTCCATCTTCATCTCGCGCTTTGCCATCACTCGCCTCCCCCAATGGCGTCAGCGATGGCGTCCCCTCGGGTGTCCTTTGACGAGCGCGCCGCACAGCGAGCGAGCAGATTAGTAGTCCTGACGAGTTGCTTCAGGAGTTCGCCCTGCGCCACTTGCCCTTCGGCTATCTTCTGGCTAAGCACCTCTGTGCGAACCGCCGTTGCCGCCGTGAGCGCCTGCGTCTTGATAATATCGCTCATCGCGGGTTGCTGAATACACGGGGTATGCGGCTCTCGCGGTTCCGGAACGGCCTGCGCCCTGAGTTCGGCCTTCTCTTTGCGCCATCCCAGAGTCTTGACGATGAACAGAATGACAACGGCGACGGCGAGTGTTAGGGACGCCTCTCCTATCCATTGCGGAATCACTTGCCCG